TCTTAAACTGCTTAAGAAATTGCTGCGTGGCAAGTTCACCATCGTCAATAATTACTCTAAAGATCTCTTTGAACTTATCTCGACAGACCTGAGGAGTAGAAGATCGCACAACCTCAAGCCCCATCATTTTTAACTTAGGCTCTGCATACTGAACACCTTCGTTGTTATGCACGTTTAAGATGTAACGCTTCTTGGCAACCCAAATACCTTTATCAGCGATTACTTCCCGAGCCATCTCCATACGATTCTCATAAGCATTAGTAACTGAAGCTAGGTCAGCATATGATTTCGCAAGAATCTTCTCAAAATATTCTGACGTTACCTTATCAATAAACCTTGTGGGGTTGTCGGTTAAGCATTTATCAACAAGAGGCTTGAACTTAACATATAAAGAGTCAGTATCAATAGCAATGACATAATCTTCATCTTTTGTCTTCAACAGCTTATTCATCTCTTTGTTGATAGCACGCTCAGCCCACTTAATGGCTAGCTGACCAGACGTAGTAATAGCCTCTGCAATTCGATGATCGAAGTATCTGAAGTAGTTGTTGCCTAGAGCACCATACAAAGAGTTCATCAGAATCTTGATGGACATCTGCTGATTGTGGAGTGTATTAACTTCAGCTTCAAGTTTAGTCTTTGTTTTCTTCCATTGAATGGATGACATATCTTTGGATTGGGATGAGTTACCTCTTGTGTTTGTACTCATGCCTTCATCATTATCCATAGCATCCGCTTCTTCTATCATCCTACGGACTTGGCTTGGGTCTTGCCCAAGATCTACTAATTTCTGTTCTGCTTCTAACATACGATTCTTAATAGCTCTACGTTCATCATAGTATTGCTTAATGATCGATGGAATGATACCCACACGTTCTTTAGAAAATTGCTGGCCTGTAGCAGATACGGCATAGTCATCTTCTAATATAAACTCTTGACCATCTAGGATCTTATCTACAGTAACACCAGGGATCTTACCTTCAATAAGAGTTTCTGGTGACATATTATACTGAACAATAATGTTGGGATAGAGAGAGTTGAGGTCAAACGATGCTACCCACTCATGCATACCGACCATAGGATCTTTTACAAAAGCTCCTGGGTACGGTTGTTTAGGTTTTGATACTTTAGGGGGAACAACTTTGTTCTCTTTAATCAGACTGCGATATAGAATAGAATCCCAGATTGAAGTAGTACCAAATGTCTCACTAAAGTTTACACCTCCGCGATAGGCCATAGTCATAGCCAATTCAATCAAGCCCATCTTCTCTTCAAGACGTTCGATCAACTGAACATCTTTAATGTTGTAATCAATATACAACTGGTGATCAGCATTGTATAAATTCTGTAGGTTACCATGTTCGTCAAAGGATAGTTTGCGATCGCCAAGAACAATATAAGCAACGTGATCTAGTTTATATGATTCGAGAGTGCCATAGCTATATCCAAATTTACGGAACAGATCGTAGTAGTCAAGCTGTTGAATACCCATCATCTCATATGCGACATTGTTGCGGCCTGCTATAACAATATCACGTCGATCGACTACGCCCCACGGAGAAAACTTCTTATAAACGTCACCACCGATGATATTGTTAACACGGTTTATGAGATAGGGAAAGTCAAACAGACGAGTGTTCCAACCGGTAACAATGTCGGGACAGTACCGAGAGTCTTGCCAATAACCCAACCAAGAAAGTAGCAACGAGATTTCGTCTTTGCATTTGATATAGTGGATTGCTTTGACACCTTCGACCTTACATAGATCTTCGTCATAATCTTTTAAGCCCCAAATGTAGTAGGTATCGCTGAGATTACTTTTCATCGTAATGGCTACTACCGGATGGGCCGCGTCTTCTACAAAGGGAAACCCGTCTTCAGAGTGTACCTCAATGTCAAGAGAAGTAATATTTACTTTGTCTTTTTGAACTTCTGGAGATACAGCAAACCGATCCTCAATAAACTGAGTCACATAGTTTGTCATTCCATATACAGGAAAGTTATCTACCCCGTCATACTTCTTAATAAAGTCCCCAGCTTCACGCATAGTGTCAAATTGCACTGGTTGTACAGGAAGGTTCTTGAGATTATACCAACCTGTTTCTTTCGTTGTGGGGATGAATAAAGTGGGACCGTATGGAATCTTCTGAGAGATTCGTTTGCCATTTTCAAATCCTCGATAGAGGATGTTGTTACCATATCGGTTAACGCTAGTGTAAAAGTTCATATTCCCTCCGAACTTACTGTTAGCTTATATTATACTATAAAAAGAAAAAGGGGGCAACTGCCCCCAATCTCATTTCTTATCAGAGACGAAAGTGTACATCTCTTTTGCTTTTGTCATCAAATCATCCATTGAGTATGGAGTCATAGCTTCTTGAAGTTCTTCTGCTGTTTTCTTTCCAGCATCAAACATCTTAGTAGCAAAATCGATGTTCATTTGTGTTTGTTTGTCCATATAATCCTTAGCCATTTCAAGGATTTCAGAACGGATTTCGAATGGGTTTTTGTTAGTCATGATAGACTCCTGTGTTTGTGTGTTGTGTGATCAGAGGGGCCATCACAGCCCCTCAGTGCCTTAGATTACTTTACTTCTGCAGACGAGAATATTCCATCATACACTTCTTAGCTTCTTCATGAAAACCATGATTGGCCAAGTGAGCTGCTGCTCGTGCATAGCCAATCATTTCTAGTTTATCCATGATCTTCTTGCCAATACCTGCAAAGGGACTAGCAATGTAGTTATATGCGATAGCAGCCATGTTACATTCTCCCACGAATTTTGTCGTGATAGTCACTGACGTTTTTGTTAGCAATGGTATAGATGTCACCACGACTAATCCCAATATCAGATAATTCAGCGTTTGAAAGTTTATTCAACTCCTGAATAGTTTTAGCAACATCTCTTGCCTTGCGATACGAAGCGTGAAGCTCGGCTAAGTAATAGCCTACAGATTTAATCGACTGTAAGACTAATGCTCTCAGATGTAATGTCTTATTCGGTAAGTAATTGACTATTGTAGTCATTTGTTAATTCCTCGTTTTTTCCAATTTGAATTTTACGAGGACGCATTTCTTCCGGAATGACATACTGCAATTCAATTGCCAGAATACCATCCTGAATATCTGCTCCGTTTACATTTACATGTTCGGACAGCCTAAAGGTTCGCTTAAATTTCTTTGTCGAAATGCCACGATGGATAAACTCTCTACCTTTAGAGACGTGTTCCCCTGTAACGGTCAAAGTTCTATCTTTAACTTCTACAGATATCTCATCCTTTGTAAACCCAGCAATAGCTAGTTCAATCAAGTATTCTTGATCTCCAGCTTTGATAATATTGTGTGGGGGATAATGGTCTTGAGCGTGTTTAGCTGTCCACTCTAGTTCGTTGAACAGATGGTCAAAACCAACAAAAGATGACCGCGGGAATAGTGTTTGTAAGCCTGTCATTGTTATCTCCTTTTGAGCAAGCAAGATTATGTTACGACCGGATTATTCCGCATCGCTATAATATATATAGTATTCTTTATTTAGAAAGCAACTATTAAATAGGATTATCTACTAAAATAATGTCAAATGTTGCGGAACAAGTTTGACCACCCGATGCAGCAACAACATCAATTTTAATATCTGTCTTTTCTTCAAACTTTAATGGTACTGGATATTCTACAATAACATTTTGACCGCCGGCAGCATATGAAATACCTTTAACATTAAATGTACCACCGAAAGGTCTTGCAAACAATGTATATTGTAGCGAGGCATTGGTTGATGCTTTGTCAGACCCCATTTGAGTTTTGATTAGATACGCCGTTTTACCTGCCGGCACAGTATAAACAGCCATAAGAGTTTGGCCTTTATCTTCAATAATTTTTGCAGCTAAAGCGCCACCTTGATTGATAGTAACATCTGCATCGTTATTAGTATCTACCATACGAGCTCTAAATACTCGTGAGAATGTTTCAGTGGTTGTTCCACCGATTGTAGTCGTTACTGTCTGTGACGCGTAATTTTCATCAAGACCTTGAATCTCAATCGAAGCGCCACTGTTTGAAGCAGAAGTTACAGCTACAACACCAGCAGCTGGATACGGATAAGTTACTGCAGCTGAATTACCATCCCAGATAGTTCCAGCTGTAACGTCTCCATTAGTTGCGCCAAATTTGTTAATATGGACATAGCCGTCAACGTTGCCGGCTGCGATCGGAATATTAGATGCAACTCCAAACGAGTTGATAATGTTCCCATCTTTGTCTGAAAGCATAACAACTTCGAACAATCTGTCATTATTAGCAAGATATTTATCTGATTGGATGGTATACTGTGCCATATTGTCTTCCTATTTATTTCCGATATTATATTTAGGACACAATTCCCACTGCGCTTTCTCTTTAAATGGTATAATCTTTATCTGACGTAGAGGAGCACATGTAAGGTCTGTTGCCCCTTGTATTTCCACAAGCCCCCAATCACTAAGCAATGTTGTAATAGTATTTCTACGTTCTATATCATTAGCTTCTAGATTAGCTTTTTTCCCATCCAACATAAACAGCTCTTTAAAATGAACGATAAAGTATCGTCCCTGCTTATGAAGAATATGGCATGATTGGAATAATTTTTTGTCTTTACGAGAGGCGACTCCTATTCGGGTTAACGTCTCTCTGACTTTTAGAAAATCATCTGGTTCGTTTAAGACCACTTCAAGCATGTCTTGAGGTTGCCACTCTACTATATTATTTTCTTCCACCTTTGCTCACCTTCTGTCTTATAATTTTTATTTGTTCAGGTGATAGAAGGGATAATACTTGTTTGGCTTTCTCGTTACTATAACCATAGTATTGCTTAATCACTTCAATATCACTGACCTGCTGAGGTTTAATCCATTTCGAAAATCTTTTACGTTTCCGTATGATATTTATAAGAAAGTGATATTGGAGTTTATTATCAATGTGATGATAACGGTTCATCACATTAGCAAAGGATACAGTATCTTGAAAGTAGCTTAATGATCTATTGATCATAAAACCATTATATGACTTCTCGGTCATATCATCAATCATAAGATTTCGCTTATGATCATTTATGCTGTTGAGGTAATCGAATGGGCTCATTTGAAGTTAACCTGCATCATAATCTCTGTCATACAAGCGACAGTATTAAGCTCATGATCAGCAACAAATGCATCTTTATATTGGTAGTCTGCTAGAATAAGAACCAGCTGAGGAACACTATTGTCAGCAACATACTGGAACATATTATCGTAGAGACCTCTAAAGATAGCAACAGTATCAACGTCCATATGGTTAACTACCCACGCACGCATCTTCTTAAACTGCTTACCCTTTAGATGTTGTACTAGCTCAGCAATGCTACTATCAACACTACCAATGTCAGCACCACCGGTATCAAATCCGCCAATAGATCGGCGCTGTCCTTCATTAAGAACTCTACGCCAATCAGGAGCATGCTTCATAATCAAGTCAGCGATTACCTTATTCTCATAGGGAACACTCTCTTGATCTAGGATATCGGTGAATCGCTTGAAGAATTGAGCAGCAAGCTCAGCCATGTCTTTCTTAGATGTATTAAACTCATATACGCCACATCGAGAGTGTAACGGCTCGATGATACGGTTCTTAAAGTTACATGTAAGAATAAAGCGACAGTTATTGCTAAACTCTTCAATGAATCCCCGCAAGGCAGGTTGGGTTGATTGAGGATTAAGGTAATCAGCCTCATCCAGAATTACTACCTTGTACCCACCTTGCAGAGACACACTAGAAGCAAACTGTTTGATCTTACCTCTAAGTGTATCAATATTGCCTTCTTCGGAACCATTGACCACAATGTAGTCTAGATCTAGTTGCTTACACATAGCCTTAGCAACAGTAGTCTTCCCAAGACCAGCAGTACCGGAGAACAACATATTAGGAAGTTCTCCGGTATCTACTATAGCTTGGAGTGTAGTTTTGAGCTGTTTCGGAAGAATAGTATCCTCAATAGTTTGAGGACGATACTTCTCAACCCATAGAAAGTCTTTTGACATATTAACCTCATTATATAAAAAATCATTGTATCACAGTTAGGTTAAAATGTCAATCAAGTATTTGATGCAACCTCTTGCTGATAAGCTTCGGCCAATTGAATGATCTGTAAAGACTGATCACGTAGTTGACCAATAGTAGACAGTTCTTCACCCTTAAAAGCGCCACGTTGAGTAAGTGCATCCACTACAGCTATTGTACTACGTGCTACACGGTTGGACAGATCATATATCTCTGAGTGTTCCGCGGCTTCTTTTTTTTGCTCTACTTTTGCCATTTGTTTATGCTCCATTATAATTCGAAAGTTGATGTTTTTTCTAAGGCTATCCAATACTTGAGATCCATCGCATCATCTGTACTGGTAAACTGCGAGATCAATTTAGTTGAGATCTCGACTTTATAATCGCTAGGAATAAGTTTGAGGTTAGCGATATCAATAATGAAGTTACAATCAGATAGACTGCTCTCTCCATCAACGTCAATAGCATATGTATTTGATGTTGAGTTATCTGTCTCTACTATAGAGAGACGTATCAAACCATCAACATATCTAATAGACATTTGGGAATGACCTAACGCACTTGCAGCGCGCTTGAGGTTATTCAATGTGCTTTGATCCAGAGCAAACGTTACATCTGGCTGTGGCATAGCAATAGGCTTGGAAGGACTAGTTAACATCTCTGGATCAGAGAAGAAATACTTAATCTCAGCACGACCTGTGCTATCACCAATTAACACGTGATTAGGTTCAAACCTAACTCTTGGACTATCAACTAATCCCAAAACATTAAGAAACTCTTGCAAGTCATATATACCAAATTGCTGAGTAAATGTTTCAGGAACAGTAGCTTGTCCAAGTATATTCTTTGGTTCAGCCATAGTCATGATAGTGTTACCTGGTTGAATAACAACATTACTATTGACTGTCGCAAAGTTCTTCAACACTTGCATAGTAAAACTGGACAGTTCCATTATTAGTTTCCTTTGATCTTGGAGAAGTTCTTCTCCTTATATATTTCGATCTTGTTGGCAAACTTACCATCAAGAACTTCACCTTTGTGGGATATAACAAATACATTTGTATCGTTCCCAAGAGTATAGATGATTTTCATCAAATTGTCAACACCTTCATGGTCCAAAGATGAATCAAATGTCTCATCAAGGATTAGTAAATTGGTGGCAACTGAATTTTTCATCTTAGCGATTTGACGCCACGTGAACAATAGCGCGAGATCAATACGTTGCTTCTCACCCTCAGAAAAAGAATCATATGTGAAGTTATCGCGGAAACGAGATCTGATTGTTTCTTGAAAAGCCTCGTCAAGATTAAACGACACAAAGAAGTCTAATACTTGCAAGTACTGATTGACTAATTTATTTATAACAGGAAGATATTGTTTTACAATCTTTGTTTTAATTCCTGTATCTTTTAGCATCTGGCTCATCACCAGATTGTAGTTGAACTGCTCGTTCAATACCAGTTTCTGCTCGACTAGCGAGTCACCCGTCTCTATAAGCTGATCCAGATCAGCCTGCGCTGCATCCACATCAACATTATTATTTAGTTTGTTAATCTCGTTATGAGTTCTATCAATAGATGATTGAAATTGTGCGATCGATTGATTGTTAACAGCGATCTCATTTTGATACTCTCTACACTTCTCTATGATAGTGGTTGCTGCTAAAAGTGCTTGTTGAGCGGCACGTAGTCCTTCATCAGCTTTAGTAATTCCCGCCTGGAGTTCCTTCGCTCGGCTTTTTCCTTCCAGCACGTGGGCCTCTTTTGTGTCCTCAGTGATGGTTTGATCACAGGTCGGGCAGATATCGTTCTTCTCAAAGAATTGGACGTCTTTAACGATCTTCTTGACTTCAGTGTTGAATTTTGTTTTGTACGCTTCAAGCTCTTTGATCTTAGCTTCGTGTTGTTTTCTTTCTGCATCTGAATTAGGTAGTTGAGATTGAATGGAATCACTAAGCTCTGTGTTCTTTCCTTGTAGAGTTTTGATTTCATCTTGGAAATCTGAGATGAGTTTGAGTTTCTCTTCCCTTTGCTCTTTGTTGATTGCTTTGACGTCTTTAATGTATTTTTTCTGAGCGTCAACTTTAGTTGTTGTAAGGTCATGCTGATGTATAACATTTTTAATGTTGTCCTTCAATAATGATGTCTTCTCTTTCAAGATTCCATTCATCTTAGAGAATACATTAATGTCCAGAAGATCCTCGATAACATCTCTTCGATTCATAGAGCTTAGCTGCATGAAAGGAATGAAGGAGGAGGAGCCCAGCACTACGATCTGATGGAAGCTCTTATGATTAAGCTTCAAGATGTTTTGCTCGAGGATCTTCTGGTACTCTTTGGCATGGGATGATTGATTAATCATCGTCCCATTCTGCCATATCTCAAACGTATTAGGCTTGATAGTTCTTCGAATTAAATATTCTTTACCGTGAACATTGAATGTTACTTCAACAACTGTACTTCTGTTGTTGATACTGTTGACTAGCTGAGCCTTACTTATGTTACGATGAGCTTTACCAAACAACGCAAAGCTTAGAGCATCTAGCATAGTTGACTTACCAGCACCATTATGTCCTACAACAAGTGTAGTGCTATGCTTTGTAAGATCTATTTCTATCCATTGGTTACCAGTTGAAAGAAAATTCTTCCAGCGTAAAGATTCAAATATTATCATGCTATCTCTAAGGTTTGTGCCTCTATCATCAATCCACTCATCTCAACTTTAATCCGATCCTTATCTAGATCGGTATCTACAGCATCAATGTAACTGTTGAGCAATGTAGGAGTATCATCTACTGAAACACTCTCATCGTCAACAGCTGATCCAATAAATTCATTAAAGTTTTCTGCAATCTTTAATTCAAGGATATTGCGGTTC